GTAAAGAAGAGGTAAAGACAATAAGGGTTTATATGGAAACTGGAATGTCGTCTTGGATGTGTTCTCAAAAACATTTATCAGAAACTCAGTTGTTTAAAGTAGGATACAAAAAGGTAAAAAAGCATGTGTGAAAAATCTGAAAGCAAAAGAATAGGTGCTAAAAAGCATAAGAATTCTGGTAGAAATACTAAGAAGGGCGATGCCACCTGGGAAAACTTTACTGTAGATTTTAAAGAGAACTCAAAATCATTTACACTAAATCAAGATGTTTGGGCTAAGGCCACCACAGATGCTATACGAAATGGCAATGATCCAGCCATAGTAGTCGTACTTGGCGAGGGTAACAAGAAGACCAGACTTGCTATAATAGAGTTACAACTACTAGAACAGATGGTGAAAAATGGAACAGAATAAAACAACAATAGAAATGATAAACGGTTTGTCTGATATAGCAGAATATATGGAGGATGAGGAACTTACAACAGCCCTTACCTTTATTGCTAAGATAATTGTTAAGCCAGACATCCCATTAAATGTGGCTACAGTCGAGATCGTAAGACTTCAGGCTATTGCAGCAAAGATGTCCTTAAGAGCAACTTGGATGGCTAATGTGGATAAGTCAGACAGAGGAAAGAAGAATATTTACTATACAGCAGCAGAGGCAATAAACAATCTTGTATCTGCTTTAAAGTATATAATTCGATAATCTGCTATACTTATACTAACAGAAAGAGAAAAATGACAAAAAATTTACTACATACAGTTATGATAAAAACGGAAGAAAAACCAGTCCACTCTATGGATGTTGATGGGCTTGTGGCAAAAATAAAAGAAGGATACACAATTAATCGTGTAGACAAGCATACAACAAAGAAAACATTTGCTCCATCAACAATATCATATGGCAATGGAGAGTGTGCTAGATATTGGTACCTTGCTTTTGAGGGTCAAATATTTGAAGATAATGCTGATGCGTACGCTGCAGCCAATATGTCTGCTGGAACATTGTCCCATGCTAGAATACAAAATGCAATGATGCACTCTGGTGTGGCAAAAATATTTCGTGATGAAAATAATGAAGCAACGACTGAGTTTAAAATTGTTCATGATGATCCGCCAATTTTTGGTTATGGCGATGTAATGCTTAACTGGCAAAATGAAGAGTTGGTTGGCGAAATAAAAACAATGATGAATGAAGGTTTTGAATACAGAAAAGCATCTGGTAAGGGCAAGTTGGGACACTTGATGCAACTTCTTATTTATATGAAAATTTTAAAGAAACCAAAGGGTGTTTTGATTTATGAAAATAAAAATAATCATGAACTTCTTTTGATTCCTGTTGAAGTAAACGATCATTACCGTCGGTGGGTAGACCAGGCATTTGATTGGATGAGGACAGTTAGGAAAGCGTGGGAAAATAAAACCCTGCCAACCAAAAACTATAGATCTAACTCCAAGATATGCAAGTCATGCCCAATTCAAAAAGCATGTGAGTCTGCAGGGACAGGCGTAATTAAAATACCGCCCCTGGAGACATTAAGTGAGACATTGTAATTTTTGTGACAAACAGTTTGATCAGTCAGTATCTTATCAGATATATTGTTCTGTTGATTGTAGGGACCTTGCAACAAAAGAAAAGATTGCTGCAAGGTATCTACAGTCTAAAAGATTAAAAAGAAAGGGCAAAACTAGACTTTGCAAATCGTGTTCTATGCCATTATCAATATATAATGATTTTCAAATTTGTTCTTCCTGTGCAGTAAATCCAGATGCGGTTGCAAAAGCAATAAAAAAAATTAAGGATAAATCAAATGACAAAAAATAAATGGGGAATGAATGTATTGCCCAAAACTATATGTTCTATTGATGCCAGTACGAACAGTTTTGCATTTGCTTTATTTGATACGCAACAAAAAACACTGGGTATTGTGGGGAAAATTAAATTTGAAGGAAATGATATTTATGAAAAGGTTACAGATGCTGGCAAAAAAACTAAAGCGTTTTTTGATTATTACGGCGGATTTGAGGCAATCGTAATTGAACATACTGTGTTTATGAACAGTCCAAAAACTGCTGCAGACTTAGCCCTAGTTCAGGGTGCAATCCTTGGATCAGCAGGTCAGAGTGGAACTAAAACAATAGGTAAGGTAGCACCAATTACTTGGCAAAATTATATAGGTAATAAAAAAATATCAAAAGAGGAACAGTTAATAATTAGATCTCAAAATCCAAATAAGTCCCTATCCTGGTATAAAGGGCACGAAAGAAACTTAAGAAAAGAAAGAACAATTAGATTTATTAATACAATATATGATAGAAGCATAGATGATAATGATGTTGCGGATGCTTGTGGAATTGGGCACTGGGCTATAAATAATTGGGGCAAGGCCATATGAAAATTTTAGTATCAATAATTTCATACAAAGAAGGAGATCTTTTGGGGACAGTTTTAGACTGTTATGAAAAAGCAAGCAACAAAGAAAGCCTTTTATTTTCTATTGTTGAAGAGCACTATCCAGAATTTTATTCAGATTTAAGTTTTGTTCCAGAAAATCAGATGTTGTATCGAAGATTTGATTTATCAAAGTACAGGGGGATTCTTTGGGCTAGAGACTTGACAACAAGGAATTTGCCATCTCACTATGAATATGACTATGTTTTATTTATTTGTGGTCATACAAGGTTTGAAGAAGGTTGGGACATAATATGTTTGTCTGAGTACGAAAAAGCAAAAAATAAATCGGTAACGAATAAAGCAGTTTTAACATTATGTCCACCAGACTTTGAATATAACGAAGACTGGTCAATTAAATATAAAAACAAAGTGAAAACAAATTTATACCACCCATCAATAACTGGATGGGATCCAAGAACTCAGTCAACATCGGACTTTATTCCAGGATACTGGTTTCCAATTGGGCATGCTCCACCAGAAGATAATGATGTTCATGAAAATTATTGGGTTCACTTTACATGGTGTTTTGCAGATAAGTCTTATGTAGAAGAAGTTCCATTAGATCCAGAGATGAACTTTAACGGAGAAGAGCCATATGTTTCTTTACAGTCATGGGGTAGAGGCTGGAGAATGTTTGCTACTTCAAAAATTTTTGCATATCACCATTTATCTAGACAGTATCCAGGGGAAAAGTTAAGTAGATATAATACTGCAAGGCCATGGGCAGACGATAAAAAAAATGATCATTGGGAGCACTCAAGAAAGGCTATGCTAAAACTAAATATGTTATTTTCAGGAAAACTAGAAGGAAAATATGGTGGAATATCATTAGAAACTGTACAAGAGTATTGTAGAAAAAGCGGTATAAATCTTAAATGGACAGAATATAATGCAGATTATGACAAAATTGATGGATATCAGCACATGTCTGGCATTAAAAATAATGCTCCAGTTACTAGAGAAGAACTAGACTGGAAAATCCCAGGAGTTGACAGATAACCATATGGCTGCTAAACTATATACAAGCGAGGTTTTTATGCGTAAGCGTTATGTTATGGATAAAAAATCTCCAGAAGAAATAGCAAAGGAGTGTGGGGTAAGCGTGGAAACTATCTATGTATATCTTGCTAAATTTGGATTAAGGAAGTCTAAAAGATGAAAAAAATACTATTGCCTATAATTATATTGATTGGATCCCTGTCTTCTTTGGCAGCAATATCTCTAATTCGTTTGTCTAAAAATATGGAAGACTGGGAACTAGCGTGGGATGAAGATGGAGAAGATAATGAGTTCTGAGACACAGTTTACAATTGGTCAGGTTTGTGATGAAATAAAGCATATGCTTATTGAAAAAAATAAATCATATGGTGACTCCGCTCTTAACCCTGTTAGAATTTTTTCTACTTCTGATAGTGTAGAGCAACTTCATGTTCGTATTGATGATAAATTATCTAGAATAACTAGAGGTGGGTCTTATATTGGAGATAATGACATTGATGATTTAATTGGATATCTAATACTTTTAAAAATTGCAAGGGACCTAGATGATGTCAACTGAAGATGATTTAGTTAAACATTTAGATCAAGTAAATCAGGTAGTAGAAGAGTATTTGAAAGGTAATGACCCTACAGTAATTTCAAAAGAATTAGATATTCCAAGAACTAAAGTGGTCGCACTTATCAACGAGTGGAAGGTTATGGCATCTGCTAATGATGCTATCCGTGCTCGTGCTAAGGAAGCACTAGCAGCAGCAGATACACACTATAGCAAATTGGTATCTCGTACATACGAAGTTATTGATGAAGCATCAATGACAAATAATCTTAGTGCAAAAACTGCAGCAATTAAACTAGTTATGGATATTGAATCTAAAAGAATTGACATGTTGCAAAAAGCAGGACTGCTAGAAAACAAAGAACTTGCAGAAGAAATGATTCAGATAGAAAGAAGACAAGAAATTTTAATGTCAATTCTTAGAGATATAGCATCAGAACATCCGCAAATTCGTGACGAGATTATGCGTAGGCTTTCTGATATTGCTAAAAAGGATGAAGTGATTACAATTGTCCATGATGTTTGATGATTTTCTTGAGGCATTAAAGGATAATCATTTTGAAGAAACTCCAGTAGATGCTAAGACATTTGTAGAGTCTCCAGACTACTTGGGTCAGCCAGCATTATCAAATATTCAATATGACATAGTTGAAGCAATGAGTCAGATTTATCGTAAAGAAGATCTTCAACAAATAATGGGCGAAGAAGAAGGTGCAAGATATTTTGAAAAATTTACTAAGAATGAAATTATCCTCCAACTTGGTAAGGGCAGTGGAAAAGATTTTACTTCTACTGTTGCTTGTGCTTACATTGTGTATAAGTTATTATGCCTTAAGGACCCAGCCAGATATTTCGGCAAACCCTCTGGGGATGCCATAGACCTAATCAATGTTGCTATTAACGCACAGCAGGCTAAGAATGTTTTCTTTAAAGGTTTTAAAACAAAGATCGAAAAGTCACCATGGTTTGCTGGTAAGTATGAAGCAAAAGTGGATTCAATTGGATTTAATAAATCAATTACTGTTTACTCTGGCCACTCAGAGCGTGAGTCTCATGAGGGTCTAAATCTTTTGTTGGCAGTTCTTGATGAGATTTCTGGTTTTGCATCTGAAGTTGGAACAGGAAACGAACAGGGAAAGACTGCTGATAACATTTATAAAGCGTTTCGTGGATCAGTAGACTCTCGTTTCCCTGATCTTGGCAAGGTTGTTCTTCTTTCATTTCCACGATACCCAGGAGACTTTATTTCAGAAAGATATGAATCCGTTATTGCAGAAAAAGAAATTGTAGAAAGAACTCACGAATTTATAATTAATCCATTGCTTCCAGATACAGATGCGGATAATAAATTTGAAATTACATGGGATGAAGATACAATTGTTTCATATAAATACCCTGGAGTATTTGCTTTAAAAAGACCTACATGGGAAGTAAATCCTACTCGTAAAATTGATGATTTTAAAATTGCTTTTATGACAGACCTTGGAGATGCAATGATGCGCTTTGCATGCGTACCAACTTTTGCTTCAGATGCATTTTTTAAGCAGGCAGACAAAGTAAGAGCCTGTATGACACTAAGAAATCCTGTGGATAACTTTAAAAGGTTTGATGAGTCTTTTAGACCAGATCCAAATAAAAAATATTATGTACATGCTGACCTTGCACAAAAACATGACAAGTGTGCTGTAGCAATTGCACATGTTGAAAAATGGGTAAACATTCAGGTAATCAATAACTATGAGCAAGTTGCTCCAGTTGTAGTTGTAGACGCTGTCGCTTGGTGGGAGCCAAAGGTAGAAGGGCCAGTAAATTTATCTGAGGTAAAACAGTGGATTCAAAACCTTAGAAGAATAGGTTTTGATATAGGCATGGTTTCATTTGACCGTTGGCAATCATTTGATATCCAGAATGAACTAAAGCAAGTTGGAATGAAGACTGATACAGTTTCTGTTGCTAAAAAGCATTACGAGGATATGGCTATGCTTGTTTATGAAGAAAGATTAGTAATGCCTGCAATCGATCTTTTGTTTGAAGAGTTGACCCAATTAAAAATAATGAAAAATGATAGAGTTGATCACCCTAGGAAAAAGTCAAAAGACTTGGCCGATGCTGTGTGTGGTGCTATTTTTGGAGCAATATCATATACTCCAAAAACCCTAGACACTGAAGTAGAGGTTCACACTTTTAGCGATAGGCCAAAGCAGGTTGACAAACTTCCTGAGAATGTGATACACTATAAGTCTAGTCAAATAGAAGATATTAAAGACTATTTGGATAGGCTAAAAACAATATAAACCGAATGAATAATAAAAGGAGAAAAATGAATTCATTTAAGAAGATCGCTCTCGTCATGGTTGCAGCCATGGGCTTGGGCACACTAGTAGTGACACCTGCAAGTGCCAATACCGTTTCTGTAGACGTAACAACAGAAATTTCTGGCTCAGGTACTGCAGCCTCACCATTCACAGTTAAGGTTCCATCTGACAACGTAGTAAGCGTTGCAGACACCACAACTGTAACAAACAACGAAGCATTGCTTCTTACTGCAACTGTAGTTGCTGGAACACCAGTAACATTTACAGCAGTAGGCGCAAACACTCGCCTCGTCTCTGCAATTGGTTCAACAGTTAATGCATCTGCTGGATCCTCATCAATCACAGTCACACCTGCTTCAACAACAGCGACTGTCTATGCATATACAACTACAACTGCTGCTTCTGCAGTTACAGTTTCTGTAACTGGTGCAGCAACAACACTATATCTTAAGGGTGTTGCAGGTCCTGCATACGATCTTAAGATGTCAATTCCTGCTTCAGGAAACATTTCTGGTAAGGTAACTGCAACTCTTGATGTTGCTGATATCTTTGGAAACGCTGTTGCTGATACAGTAACAGTAACCACTCTTGGTGGTGCAACTGCTGGAACAGTCACTGCTGATGCTCTTGTAACAGGTCGTTACACATCAGACATTACACTTCCTGCTACTGCTGGAACCGTTGCTGTTGGTGCATCTATTACTGCACCTACATCAGTTCCAACAATTAAGTTGGCCACAACTTCACAGACTGCAATCGTAACAGTTTCAGATCTTGCTGGAGCACTCGCAACTGCTAATGCTGCACTCGCTGCAGAAAAGGCTGCTCGTGCTGCTGACAAGGTAACTGCAGATGCTGCTCTTGCTGCTGCTGTAGCAAAGGCTGCTTCAGATGCAGTTGCTGCTAAGGCTGCTGCCGATGCTGCTGCTATTACTGCTGCTGCTGAAATTGCTAAGTTGAAGGCTGATGCTGTAACCGCTAAGGTTGCTGCAGACAAGGCTCTTGCAGATGCTCAGGCTGCTGCAAAGGCTGAACTTGATAAGGTAAAGGCAGACAATGCTGCTGCACTTGCTGCAATCAAGAAGGCATTCAATTCTCTTGCTGCAAAGTGGAACAAGGCTAATCCAAAGGCTAAGGTTGCCACACTTAAGTAATTAACTTAAACTAAGGGGGGGTGGGGAAACTTACCCCCCTTTTTGTTTTATAAAGTGATATACTGTAACTATGTTAGATTTAATAAAAAACGCAAAAGAAAATAGTCATGCAGTTTTGTTTGAGCAATACCAAATTCCAGAAATAACCTGGGAAGATATAATGAATTTTGTATATAAAGAATCAATAATAAAAAATGACAATTTAAAGAAAAAGGTAGAGCAAGTAAATAATCTTACAGCATTAGACTATATAGGAAACATACAAATACAGGAAAAATTTTGGCTTGCCCCACAGACACACAATATATTTGAAGATTTTAAAGGTGTTTCAGAACTATTGTATAAACTTAACAACTCTGTAGATAATAGGCATTGCGGATATTATAATCAAGGACAACATAATTGTAACAGTGACTGGCATTTTCAAGGGATAAGGATGTCTCTTTCTAACAGGAATGTAAGCGATCATCATGATCCACACGATATTTTTTATTGGCAAATAGTTGGTACATCATTTTGGAAAATAGATGGTGGAACGACTTACGAACTTAGGCCAGGTGACATGCTTTATCTTCCACTTGAAAACTCACACGAGGTCTGGTGTGACGGTCCAAGGGCAGGATTATTGATAGATAATCTTAATTAAATGATATAATAACCTTATTAGACATAGTCTAATTCGGAGGTCAGGAGATTAAAAAATTAACAAGAATAGTGTCTGCGTTCCTGTTAGCCTTTGGATTCAATCTTTGGCTTCCAGAAAATGCCAATGCGACATGCGTTAACTTTATACAATCACAAACCATAGCAGCAGCATACGAGGGTGATGCAGAGCCAACAGTTCATCATATGGACACCTGCTCTGGAGACGATATATCTTATCAAATACCTATTGCAACTACCGTGACTTTTGACGGGGTACAGTATGAAAACATTTATGCAACAACTAACTCTGTAATTACATTTGGTCAACCAGATGGAACATTTCATACCTATCCATCTACCCCTTCAATTTCTTTATACTCAATGGATTGGTTTCCAGGAGCAAGCGGAACATCTGGTTTGGACATATATTATTCAGAAGGTGGATTCCAATTAAACCTTAATATGGTTCCATTTGGTAACTATGGTGCACAGCCAAGCACAGTAAATATATTAGTGGCTATTACTAATACAGGTGGTTTGGCAGTATCTTATAGTTATCAAGGACCAGAGTATAATAATCTTAGAACAGGTGTTCGTCTTCATGACGGATCTATAGTATCACTCGAGGCTTGGGGGGCAACACAGGTACAGGCTGGAGAGCCAACCCCTACATTGGCTGCAGAGCCTATTCCAGAGCCTACTCCAAGCCCTACCCCTATCCCTGAGCCAACGCCTTCCCAAACGCCTATAACGCCAGAAGAACAGCAAGAACAGGTGGCAGAGGCAGCACAATTGGCTGATCAAATATCAGATTTAAATAATCTTATTGCTGCTATAAATGGAGAAGAGCCAGTAGAGGAAGTTGAGCCAGAACCAGAACCTTCACCAGAGCCAAGTCCTGATGTTACAGAAGAGCCTGATTTGCCTGAACCTGATGTTGAGGTAGAACCAGAAATTATTACCCCAGAGGATCCAAGATTCCCTGATGATGAAGAGCAAACTGAACCAGAAGATCCCAATCCTTCTCCAAGCCCTGATACCACAGATGGGGAGAACGAAGAGACTGATCCAACTCCAGAACCTTCAGAAGAGCCTTCACCTCAGCCAGAGGATACAGATCCAAGCCCAGAGCCTGAACCTGAGCAATCTGTTGACGAAGATCCTGTAGTAACACCAGATAAGGATAACACAGACAGCGATCCTATTTCTGACGAGGAACTTAAAAAGTTAAATAAACTAATTAGTGTTAATGATGCCAAATTAATGTCAGCAGTATCAACATTCCTAACTGAACTAAATCCAGAACAATCAAAAGAGTTGGCAGAAGATTTAGGTATTAAAACAGAAGAAGTAGCATTGATAGCAGAATTAGCAAAAGAAAATCCTGCAGTTGCAGCAGCAGTTGTTGAGTTTGCTGAAAAGGCAGCAGAAAATGAAGATGCCCCAATGCCATATACATTGGCAGATGCAGTCACAGAAATACAAACAGAAGCATTCTTGGCAGATCCTTTGGGAGCAATATTAAATATAAATCCAGCAGAACTCCTATCTAATTTCTCTGAGTTAGGTATGGATATGACGGACGATCAGAGAGAAAAAGCACAAGAAGTAATTATCCCAGTAGTACTTGTTTCTAACATAGTCGCTTCGGTAATTGGAATGAGGAGGTAACATGAAAATAATTAAAAAGGTTGTAAGGGGATTTTTCACATGGCTAAAAGATGCAGGTGTTGAAATAATTGCTCAGGCATTTACTCTCC